CCAAGACAGCACCAACAGAGAGAAAGACCCAAGCAGGATGTTCACCAGCAGTTCAGTGACTGCACTTACTGTATTCGCTTCCATCGTCGCACCTCCTTATGCCAGGAAATCTTCATCGTCCAGGGTAGCGAAGTCATCAGCAGCGTTCGTTCTGCCGCCAAGAGGCTCACCGTCACGCACCTTCTGGATGTTACCCAGGCCGCAAGCGATACCCTTGTTGCCGTTGCTATTGAAAGCATAGAAGTTCAGGGAGACGCGGGCATAGCAGCCGCTGTACACCTCGGTCTTGTCCAGGATCGGATTCACAGCCCTGTCAACGATCTGCGGTGCGGTATTGGAGTTCGCGTTGATGAACCAATGCCCCTTATAGGCTTCATCGTCACGCTCCACATCGCCGTCACGGAGCGGGAGCTTGATGGCAGCCTTGTTAGGCTTCTTACCGCCGAACTTGGCGATGCCTTCCTCAATGGCTGCGTCGATCGCCGCGTTAACCGCATTGACCGTTGCTGTATCGCTCTTCGGGATCAGGACGGAAACGGAATACTTCTCAGCTCCGCCGTTGATGGATACGGGCTCCCAGCCGTGGAAGTAAGAGAGTCTCGTGTTAATACCAGTGATAACCTTAGTCTTAGAATTGTTGTTAGCCATTTTACATATCCTCCTTGATTTCGTTAAATTCGTTTGTTGCATTGGCTACATTCATTGCCGGCCGCTTATCCGTCTTCGGAACCAGTGTCGGCTTACCCGGCGGTTTGTAGATGAGGCTGCCGAGTATCTCCTCAAATTTCTGCTTGCCCATGAGCTTCTGCATCTCGGTGAGCGTGATCAGACTCTTTCGGTAGATGTCCTTGTAACCGGCTTCTATTGCCGCTTCTGCGACTTTCCCTTCGTCCCGGTACTTACGGACAGATCTTCCTTCAACAACTTTGAACCCGCTCCACTCCTTGCCATGGTTCACGGCAGCATCGGTTGCATAGGCAGTGATCTCGTTTGCCCACTTCGTGAGATCCGGCAAGACCAGCAGAATCTCTTCGATCTCTGCGTCTGTCAGAAGAGGCGGCATCTTGAACTCCATCTGCGCGAGCTTCAGCTTTTCTTCGGCCCTGGCTCTGCACCTTACCGCTGCCCGGCAGAAGGTGCACCACTCACCAGGGAGGTACTCGCCTTCGCCGTTATAGGCCATCAGCGCCTTCGGTTTCAGTTCATTCTCTGCCCAGGCTTTCAGCTCCTCTACCGGGATCGTCCAGGTGCTTACGTTCTCCCGGCGAGGCTGGAAGATGGTCATCGATACCTCTTTAATGTCATACAGGGCATCGTAGAGTTCGAGAGCCCCCAGCGCATAGAGCTTCATCTGCGGATTGTTTTCCGCTTCTACCAGGACTCCCAGCCCGTACTTAAAGTCCACGATGTGGAGCTTGTCGTCCGAGATGATGATGCAGTCCCCGGTACCAAAGCCGTCCGGCACATAACAGGAGAAGTCAAGATGCTGTTCGATCAGAACGATCGGGTCCTTGCAGACCTGCTTTGCCGCTTCGTACTGCTCCATCACGAAGTCCACATAGGCATCAGAACACTCTTCCATTTCATCGGAGTCGTAGTCCGATACCGGACGCCTGCTCCTCATATGAAGGGCTTTCTTCAGCTTGTGCTCACAAAGAGCATGTGCGGCTGTTCCTTCTCTGGCTGCCTCTGACTCGGAATCAGCAAATTCGAGCTCCAGCCTGGCTGACGGAGTACAGTTCAGCCATCGGTGCGATCCCGAGGGAGACAGGATAGAATGTTTTCCCATCACAGCACCTCCGCTTCTTTCAGGACCGCCGCATAATCTTTCGGATCAAGTTCGCTCAGACGGTCTGCGCCATACTTCTTGATGATGGCCCTGACCTCTGCGGTATGTCCGCTGCGGCTCTTGTCTGCCAGAACGCCTCTGACCTTCTCAAGCGAGATGGTCGGCTGTTCTTTTTCCGGGAGCTTCGGGACTTCTTTCGCTTCCCCCGACAGGCTGTCAGTCACGACGGTGCATACCGCCTGGACGCTGTCTGCCAGAGAGCGAATGTCCTCGGCTACCTTCAGGAGCTTTTGTGCAAGCTCAAGCAGTAACTTCGCCTTGTCCATTTGCGTCTCCTCCTTTCTCAGTCTCACAGATGGCGATCTCACCAACGGAATCTCCCGGGATCAGGACCGTAACCCTGCGCTTGTCCCCGAAAAGAATCCGGAGCAGCCTTTCTCGGATGGTGACATTCCTGCAGGTGACGATGCCGCCGGTCTGTGGCTCTTTTGAAACACTGATTTTTAATTTGTGCTTCATGGCTTTTCACCCCTTTCCGAGAGCACTTATCTCTTGCTCTCTATCAGGTAGCCTTGGGAGACGGCACTGTCTGACGGTTTTTGAAAAAAGAAAATAAAAAAAGCCTGCAGGCATCCGAAGACACCCACAGGCAAACAAGAAGACCCTTATTAAACTTTTGATGTATAGTCGAGCGAGATCCAACCGGCGCCAGACTTAAGACGTCCCCATCCTGAAGCTGATCCCTGGCCAGCCCTTTCATCCACGATCGTAAAGATTCCGACACCGGTATAGCTCCCGGTCCTGGCATAGTCGGTTCCAGGGCCCTTACGGATATTCAGATCCGGAATTGACACTTTGACCAGATACGGCAGGGAGGAGGCAGTGCCCTTCGCACCATAGACCACCTTGCCATTATCATCAAAGACGCTATACCCAGGATTCTCATCGGCGCATTTCTTAGCATTGGAGAGGATCTTAAAAGCTCCCTTCTGGGATGCAGCATCCTTCCAGGACTTCCGAACACGATACCATACGACGTTATCCGCATCTGCCGATCCAGCCGTATCGTACTGCGTCAGGTTCCATCTCTCTATGATCGAGCAGAGCTTTTCTACATAAGTATGGCTGGTCGCGTATCCGCCATCTTTGATGATCTGGACCGCTTTCTTATAATCCTTGCAGCCCTTAAGCCCTGCATAGCGAAGGCCGCTGCCGCTTTTCGCGCCGAGAAGATACGCAGAATGATCAGCAATCGAATCCTCGATGCACGGATACTTGCGGAAGTCTGCTGTGATTGTGACATAGCTGCCATCCGGATTCTGCTCTTTGGTCTTTTTCGTATAAATGCTTTTCCCGTCCCAGGAAGAACCGCTCCAGCTGTTCCCGGACAGAGACTTTTTCATGCCAAACACATTATTGGCATTCTGCGCAAGCTCGCTCTTTCCGTATCCGGACTCCAGAATAAACTGCGCCAGGGAAACCGACGCCAGGATGCCAGTCTTTCTCATATCAGAAGTGCAAAGCGGCCCAACCTTCTTGATCGCATCACCCTCCGACACTCCTGCAAGTGCGGCAGCCTGTGTGCCCTTCACTTTGGAAGGTGTATCAGAAGATCCTCCAAGCTGTGCAGTGACTTTTGCAGCCAGGTCTCCCATCCTTGCATACATCCAGTTTCCCGGACACGACTTGTTGGCAAACCAGCGGTGGACCGTCAGGATCATTTCACCAGACTTTGGACTGTAATTTAATGTCCGGTCTCTATCGCCAAACCAGATCAGCTTATTCTTTCCGTTGCGCTTACAAATATCAACACAGAGCGTGATCAGTTTTCTATAAACTACATCGCGGAAAGCATATGGCTCTGATGTGTCCGATGCGCACTCAATCGTGATTGCTCTCTGATCGTTGGCGTTCGACGAGGAGCACCATGATCTGTTCTTCTCCTCAACATAAAGGCCGACACGCCCGTCACGGTCAATACCGTAATTACTGGATGCCTGTGTGCTGGACCTGGCAAACCAGTCTCCCAGGCCCTCCGCCGTACACTGCCCCACTACGCAATGAGGAGTGATACGGTCAATGCTATGGGTCCTCTGGCCAGAATGATTCGGACTGAGTTTGGTGTATGCCACAAGCGGGCTATTCGTGTATCCCATAATTACTCACCGTCCTTTTCCGCTCTGTCATGAAGCTGCTCAAGCACCACTTTGAGCTTCTCGGGAATCGGAAGCCCCAGGTGGCCGGCATTTTCTAAAAGGCTGACACCCTCATTGGACAGGTAGAAGAAAATGACCGCAGTACGAAGGATGCTGCCGGTCGCGATCACATTGACGTCGATCATATGCGCAATCCCAACCAGCATGAAGATGATGACCTTTCGGCAGATCCCTTTGAACCCAACCTGGCTGGACAACTTCTTATCCGAGATCGCACACATGACACCGGTGATGTAATCCGCCACAGCAAATACCACAAGCGCAAACAACAGGCCGTCGCATCCTCCCAAGAAATACCCGAGCCATCCGCCGATGGCAGTGAAAATGAATTGAATCAGGTTCCAGAACTCTTTCATAATGAAAACTCCTCCTTTAAAAATGTGTATTGAAAAAGGCACCCGTCATCGGATGCCCTTGTCAATCAGATACGATTTTGATTTATGCGAACTTAAGTGTAAGCGTGCCGACAACAGAGATCGGTGTGTTGTTTGTAATCGCGGTTCCGCTGGACTGCGTCCACTTTGTCGAGTTCAGCAAGCGAATACGAACTGTACCGCTCGGCTTATTAAGCGCCACAACCGGTGTGAAATCAGTAGCTGTCAGGCCACTGTACTTCCCGCCTGATCCAGACGCCTTATTATAGGCATAGCCATTAATCGTTCGTGCTGTAAAGGTCCCTGCTGTAACCGTTGCAGACGCAGCCGTGATGAGCTTCCCGAGCGGTGCCTCGAAGAACAGCTCTGTCGAAGATGAAGTAATATACCCGTTCATCACCAAATTTGCTGTGGTGACAGAATCACCAGCTTTAATCACACCATCGGTTGTTGCCGAGAGCGGAATGGTCCGGCTGCCGATCTTACCGTTGTTCGCATACAGGAACTGGCCGTTCGTGAGTGAAGTCGGCGTCCCGGTACCGATGGTCGGCACGTTGGCAATGAGCTTTCCGTCCTTGGCGCACAGGTAGAGACCGTTCCCAAAAGAGGT